AATAAATAACAAAAATTTTTTTCATTTTAAAAATGATTTTAAAAGTGAGATTAGGAGGTTCTTATGCAAAACAACATAATAAGTGTATTAACTAGAAAACGCCGTAATCTGTATGAAGTTTGTGTTAGATATATTGGAGAAGATGGAAAAGAACATCAAAAAATATTTGAAAAATTTAATAAAAAAAGGGAAGCAGAAAAATACGTTGTTGAATTAAAGAGTGCTATAAACAACAATAGATTTCAGCTCCCTAAAAATTTTACATTCGTAGATAGATGTATTAAATACTATGATGATAAGTCACACGAATATAGTCCAAAAACTCTAAATAATGCTTATGCCATAATAAATAAACACATCAAATTTTTTTTTAAAAATGTAAAATTAACTGATATTACAATTAGTATGTATCAAGACTTTATGAATTATGTAGGTCGTTTAGATCTTAGTGACGCAACTAAGAAAAAAATATATCAAATTAGTAATGCTGTTTTAAGAGAGTGTTATAGATTCCAAGAAATTAGTACAAATATTCCTGAATTTATAACTAAACCTAAAGCAATTTCTACAGTAGATAATGATATCTATACATTAGATGAAATACGTACTATACTTGATAACTGTCAATATACTAAATTTTTAGATATTCCTATTAATTTATTTTTATTTGCTGGCATGCGTTTCGGAGAAATTGCCGGTTTGTGTTGGGAAGATATAGATTTTCAAAATAATACTTTGCATATAAATAAAAATTTAATATATGAAAACGGGAAATATTACATGAGACGACCTAAGACTGAAAATGGGATAAGAAATATAACTGTTCCAGATGCTATTATCCATATGCTAAGAACAGAAAAAATAAGACAAAATAAATTAGTTTTACAAGGATTATATAAAAAAAATGACTTTGATGTGGTTTGTTTAAATAGTGAATTAAAATATTTAAGCTTAACAGGATTTGTACAAAGTTATAAAAGATTTTTAAAAAGAATTAATATAAGATATATTCGCCCTCATAAATTGCGTCATGCTCATGCCACTTTGTTGTTAATGTCTGGAGTAGATATGAAAACAGTAAGTGAAAGATTAGGGCATAGTAAAATTGAAATCACTATGGATACTTATTCTCATGTTTTAAAAGAAATGGATAAAAAAGCTTCTGACAATATAGAAAAATTGTTACTATAATTATATTTTTGTTGGTCACTTTTTGGTCACTTATAATAGCATTTGGTCACTTTTTGGTCACTTATTCCATTTTACACCATTTAAATAAATAGCTATTTTACAACGTTTATTGCATTTAAAATAGATTCATTTAACTTAATTCATTTATCCCCCTAATAAGTATATATTTTAAGGCATCTACAATTTTTTCCCCCTTGTAGGTGCCTCTTTTTTTCTGTAATTTCAATAATTACAAGCTTTTTTCAATTTAATTCCAATTAACCTAAAAATATGTTTTGGTCACTTTTCGGTCACTAAAATATTTTTTTGAATTTAAATTATTTAAAATCTAATAGCTAAAATGTTAATATTCTTATATAATATAAATAGATGTTAATTAATGGTTGTTGGCCTTTTTATTATCATCTGGAGCATCTACTGTTGCAGCAGTAGGTGCTTCTTCTATTTTAAAACATTGTATTTCTTTTACACTATTTGCTGTAAAAATTTTACCATGTCCTTTACCTTTTAAGTTCATTAAAGCTTCATAGTCTCCACAAACTACTTTACTTGCTTCTTTTGTATTTGTCTTTAATCCAATTTTCGTGTTAATGTTAGATTTTAATACTCCTGGAAGTATTTCAGCATATGGTGTTTGTGTTGTTAATATAACATAAATACTTGCTGCTCTACCCTTAGACAATAATTCTCCTAGTAATCTATAAAACTCTTTATCTGATTTTGGATTAAAACTTGCTAATTCTTCTATTATTAAGAATATGGATTTATACCTCTTATCTTTATTTTTTCTTAAAACTTTATATCTTCTTTCCATTTCTTCGGTTAATTCTTCCATAATATCTTCTATTCCATTTTTACCTTCTCCATAGTACTTACATCTATTTTTATATCTATATAAATCTATTAATTTCGTATCTTGAATATAGAGATCTATATTTTTTCTTCTTATTAGATTATTTACAATAACATCTAAGCATACACTTTTGCCTGAACCTGTACTTCCTGCAATTAATAAATGACACTGATTCGGTGAACTATAGTCCCAGTAAATAATATTATGTCTATCTAAATCTATGCCTATTGGAACTCCTTTCTTATTATCAAACTTATAATCTTCATAGTTATAAGTTTCATTTTGTTTATTTATACGTATTAATATTAATGTATTGTTATACTCTATTTTTAAATCATTTTGGTTTATCTTTAGAAAGGTTGCTATTTCTATTTTATATTTTATAAAATCATTTATTGAAAGGCCTATAGGAATAGTAAAATAAAACTCATTGTCGCACTGGTGATGTAACCATGGATATTCTTTACTACGATTACATAGGTTAATCTCATAAAATAGTTTATCCCAATTATATTTTCTCTTGAATACCATATTCTCTATTGCTTTAGCAGCATTAAATATACTATCTATCAATAGATTAATCATATTAAGTCACCTACCTTTTCTATTTTGCAATTATCATAGATAACTTTTATATCCTTTAGATTTTTATTTAAGCCCTGGTTATTAATAACATATAACGTAGGCATAACAGGCCAATCTGTATTTTCTATTATTATATCTTTAATTTTTTTATATTTTGATAGGCAGTCATTAGGACTTATTTGGACTTCAAGCAATATTCGTTTTATTCTTTTATTTTTTCTTATCTTTAGGTATGCATCTGGAATTATATTGCCTATTTGTGGACTTTTCTTAAAATCTAAAATTTCATATCCATTCTTTATAAGCTTCACTAAAAAGTCGGTTATATAAAGATCATGCGTGATTAGTTTCTTTTTTGGTTGTTTATCTAAAAAATATACGTACATATTCTTAGTACCTTCTACATTAAACATCTTTCTATTTATATAACCTTCATCGCTTAATTTTTTTAGCCTTCTTAATGGTATATTTTCATGGACATCTGGAAATAATAATTCCTGTACTTGTTTTCTAGTACATATTCTGCACATAGTTAAGAAACTTAAAATTTTTAGATCTCGTTCTTGCATATTATTTTCCCCCTTTTTCTTTTTATATTTAATATATATGCAATGCGGTTCACATATTTGACTATTTTTTAAAAAATTATTTGATTAACTATGTGATTGATTATGTGAAGTGTGTTTTTTACGCTTCACACTAATTTTTGTTGATATCGCTAGAGTTAGGCTTGTACAATTGCGTGGTTTAAATAAATAAAAAGCAGCGCCAATGTCTTTTTATTTATTGGCCCCGCCGCACAGACTCCCCCATCTTTTATTTTTAGTTATTTTTCTGCATTGAAATTTTATATTAAAAATAACTAAAGTAGCAGGAGTATATTTATATTCAATTCTTATTTATTATACTTATATTATTTCCTATTTTAAAATTTTTATACACTTTTTTTATATTTTTTGTATTTTACTTATATTTATTTCTTATATATTTCGTAGTTTTGGTATAGCAATTTTTTATATTTTAATTTTTCTGGTATACAATTTTAATTTTAATCTTATGTGAATCCAAAATATACGCGGACAAGCTTTTTATTATCTTTTTATAAATTATAAAATAAGCTAGGGAATAATATCCCTAGCTTTTATCTTATTATCAATAAAGGTACTATGGCCGTTGCTAATAGTGCTCCTAATATAAAATATCCTAATCTAAGTAACATACGTCTACCTCCTTTTTAGGAGTATAGTCGCACATTATAATATTTATACTCATTTTTCAAAAACTTCTACATACTTAGGAGATGCTGTAATATATACTCCTGATTTTAACTTATACATATCTGTATCTGTTCTCTCTATTTTTTCTACTACAGTATATACCTCGCCTTTTTTTATAACTCCTATTACACTCGCAGAAGTAAAGTCTGGGCGACTATGCATATTTATATCCTCTTTTATTTTTACGTATAATGTTTTAGCTGTAGTAGTTGTATTATTAGATCCATATTTATATTTTTTAAGTAATGGATAGAAGTTGTTTTCAAATGCTTTTCTTGTGTTCCCGAATCCCATAAAATTAGTACCTGGACAAGTTTTTCTAGATTTATTTGAATAATAATCCCATAAACAAGTACCACCACTAGTAAACCAAGCATGAGGTCTTATATAAGTAGAATTTATAGGAAGATTAAATTTTTTTGCTAATAATGCAAATACAAATATAACAGCTTTCTTTTGTTCTTCTGTCATTGTATCTTGACCTATATCGAAGTTGCCATATATTTCAATACATATCGCATTAACATTCCAACCTTTTATACCTATTGGAGTTGAATTAAGATTTCTTCCTGTTGTTACTTTTCCATTAGGGAAAATATTGAAGTGTTGTGCTATATAATGTCCATAACCATCAGAACTCCCCCACGTAGTTTTTCCATAAGAATCCAATGCCATTGTTCTTCCTAATTCTCTATTATCGCCATAAACTCTTTTATCCGTATTATTCCAAGTTGAATAATCGGGCAATCCCATATGGTGTACTTGTAATCTAGTTATTTTTCTAGTTGGATATTGTTTATCTAACCACTTTTTAAATTCTTTTTCACTTTCTAATAGTGTAAATCCATTTTGTGTTTTCATTTTATCAAAATCCTTTCTAAATTATAAAAGGTACTTAAAACCCGACCTCCTAGTTAGCTTTCTAAGCACCTTGTAAATTATTTGCCTTATGTTTATACCTTTTTATTCTCCAAATCCATCAGTTTTAAAGTCTGTAATTATACCCATACCTACTAATATAGTTAAAGCTGAATTAACAGAATCTTGGAAGTTATTAGGTAAAAAATCTAATCCAAATTGTTGAGCTGTTAACACTAATAATGCTGTTACAGATAACCAAAAACTTTTGTTTTTTATTTGTTCTTTTAAATTAAATTTCATAATTTATTACCTCCTATTTAAATAAATTATTTTGAATTGCATAAAAGAAAAAACTAACCAATGCTGTTATAATTGCATAAGTTAGTTTGTTTAAGTTGATTGCTAATTTGTCTATTGTATTGCATAGATTTTCTATTTTTACTGCCATTTCTGCCTGTGTATTTTCTAGTTTGTCTATTCTTTCAGAATGCCTTTGCAGTCTTTCATCGTGTCTTTTTAATGTATCTTTCAACCATTCATCATTCATGCAAAACTCCTTTCTATATAAAAAGACTGTATTTCTACAGTCCTTTAAAAGTTTTATATATTAAATACATAAATATAATAATTTTACATTGTTATCACTTCCTTAAAATAATCCATTTTAATATTCATGTTTTACTCTGTCTTTTAGTTCTGCCTTCTTTCCGTTGTTCCATCTGTTAGTTGTTCCTACTAGATATCCTGTAATTCGTCTAACTCTTTCAAATTCGACTGGTGCTAATTTATATTCTAGATCAACGTATCCTAATTTATCTAATGTTATATTAAGATATTCTATCTCTCTATTTGGATTATTTTTTCTTACATGTTTTATATAAGCCTCTATTTCTTCTTGTTCTATTGTAATTCCCTCTGGAGTTTTTATGTTAATTTGCATGTTAAACTCTCCTTTCTATAATAAAAGGACTGTATTTCTACAGTCCTTTTTATTGCGCAATCTTTTTAAATTATGAACTAAGCTAAAGGTTCTCCATATCCATCATACCCATCTTGTTTTAATATTTTAAGAGTCGCGTCTTTAAACATTTTTGGTACTTGTTCTATTGTTCTAAGTTTCTTTATAATTAAATTAGCATATATTCTTGCCATTATTTAGCACCTCCTTCTTGTAAAGCTAGAATCATTTCAGTTAATTCTGCTAATGCCTCTTCATGTTCAGTGTCCACATTTTTAAGTTGTGTTATTTTTTCATCTATAGTCAGTTCTTGTTCTATTAAATCCATTTGTTTTACCGCATACACGATTGTTATTGTTGTATCTTGTTCTGTATATCCTGTTATTACTAGATATTCAGTATCTGCATTATAACTTGGTTGTTGGTCTATCACTTCTTTAAATCCATATCTAGTCATTAGTGCAACAGATTTGTTAAAACCTACTATTGTTCTACCATCATTTAATTTGTAATTTTGTGGAGCATATTCTAATGCTCCATTGTTTAGTTTTGCATACATAGTTTATACCTCCTTTAATTTGCTTTTGTTAATTTATATATAACATAATCAGCATTTAATGCATCGTTAGAGTTTTGTTGCCCTAAAACATTATGCCCCGATATTCTTATATAACCAGATTTACCAGCAGTCACACTATACAAATTTGTTGTAGGGTCATAAAAGTGATAACCTGACCCAACATTTCTTGCATCATAAACATACCCCTTATTAGATGATTGAGTTTTGCGAAAGACTTTAATTTCTAATTTATCACCAGTATTAACTTGGATATCTGTCATAGGAATTATTCCATCTACTGCATTAATTCTAATCCAATTATTATTCATTAATAATTTTTTACACATATTCTATAACACCGCCTAGCCATTCTGTAGTGTAAGTGAAAATAAATTCATATGTTTTATTAGCTGATATTGTCGGAGTATTTCCATTTTGCCATTTACAAGACGGCAATATTAATGTTAAATCCGTTGTTGTATTAAAAAATAAATGAATTTCCCTAAAAGAAGTAACTGCTGGTAATGTAATTTCAGTACCATCTACAACAGTAGCAGTTTGATATTTATCCGTTGTCAATGATAGAGTAGTACCTGATATATTAGTAGTTACTAGAGTATCAATAGTACCTCCGATACTAGCCCCAGTATCACCCTTATCACCTTTCGCTCCTTTTGGAATACCTAAATTTAATAAAGGATTTTCAGTTGTTCCAGTAATACTTGCAGTTGCATTACTTCCACTCTCAAGTGTAGTTACTGTTCCTATTTGTAAATTTGGAGTTGCACCAGTATCTCCATTGTCTCCTTTCCAATTATACCAAGTGTAATTTTTTGGATTTGTTGGAGAATCTGCATTTGTATCTACACATAAGCCTATATATGCGTTTGGTGTATCTGATATTTGTCCTGCTAACTGTGGCGCTCCTGTACTTGAATATTTTATATGTAAATACTGACTTATACCCCCACCACTTGATATAGGAAGTGTTATTCCGTTGCCTAATTTACTACCCTTTGAATTTACAAGTTGAAGTAAATTAGTAGCACTATCTAATGACAAATCAGTTGGTTGGTTGTTCGCAATATCTTTACATTGCGAACTATTATTGTATATGCCTTCTTCTATCTTATTAAGTTTTTCTTTGGTGATTACATCTCCATCTAACCATTCAGTTTTGATATAATTACCTTCGTCGTCAACTACACTAACAGCTTCTCCAGTTGTTGTCTTTGCTAAACCTACAGTTGCTACATTAACTTCATTTGTATCTGTTATAACCTCTTCATCTTCAAAAATATGTTTATTTATATGTATTTGTCCTATTACTGGTGGAATACTTAATATACTATTTTTTTCTTCATCTAAAAGACTTATTTGAAAATCATAATCTCCCATTTCAATATCTTCATCAATTAACTCTTCAGTTATAACAAATTCACATTTCCCTTTTTTTATTTGTTGATCTTCAAATACTTTTTTTACTTTATCACCTTTCATCCATCTAAGAGTAAAAATTGTTGCTTCTGTTTTTTCTATTATGTTATTTTCTAATTTTTTTGCAAAATTCCAAATCGAATTAACTATACTTATGTTTATTGTTATATTCTTATCGTTTTTATATAAATATAAGTCATTGTCTAAAGTTGCTGTATTCCCTTTTACTGTAATTGTAACATCAGAATATATCATATTTTCCTCCTTTAATATTTAATAATATTAATTTAATTTAGCAGTTATTTTACAATTACCACTAAATACTATATAATGATTTTTATCATATGTTCCTTGTACTCCAAATCCTACACATTCTCCATTTTTTATTGCATTTAATACTGTTGAATCTGTAATTTTAATTGTTTTTGTCTCATTTACATTTATTCCAAAATCAAGGCTCCATGTACTTAGAAAAGTAGGCGCTCCTGAAGGTTCAGTTGCATGATTATGCATTTTAAGAGTAGCAGTTTTTTCACCAGAAATACCGCCAGCTTGTCTTGTTACAGTAAGAGTGATTTCATTAATAGTTTTATCTTTTAATTTAGATGAGAATTGAGTGTCAAATAACCAAATACCATCACAGTCACCATATCCGTAATCTCCTTGTCGTGCAGTGTTATCATTCTTCCATCCAGTGTAAACATTATGTCGATATGCATTACCTCTTATGCTATTCAAAGTAACTATAGAAGATGTTGAACTCGTATTATCATTAGTACCTACTTCAGACGTAGTATCTTGAGTAACATTATTACTGTTATATATTATCTGTGAAGTACTATCATGATTCAATAACCCATTTATATTAGTTCCATCCTCAATATAAATAGTACTACCCATTATAGCATTATCAGCTATATTATTAACCTTTCCAGTCATATTAGATGTATATATTTTTGTACCTAGCTGAGCTATTATTCCATTTTCAGAACCATTAACTTTTACATTTTTTGCGTTTATGAAGGAATTTCTATATCCTTTTATGGCGTAGCTATCAGTCTCTGTTTTTGAATACACCTCAATGTTTGATATGCTTACATAATTACAATTATCAACAAATACTGAACTTTGGTGAACTCCATCTTTCACTAATGTGTCCGGAATAATAGCTGTTGATGTTCCTATAGTCTCATATACTTCCTCTTTTTCTGTATATGCAGTATTGAGTGATATCCAACCTGATAATCCATTATATGTAGTATAGCCCCAATTGTTAGCATCAATTTCCGTTACCAGCAATTGCGCTCCTGGAGGTAGTGTTTGAACTAATGTGGCAGAAGAATTACCTTCTTCTCTCATGTTAAGATTACCAGTTGTCTTATAATTATATTTTAGGGTTTGAGTAGTAGTTCCTTTTCCTCTTATAAGAACTTTAGCAGTATTATCAGCTGTATATATGAACCCGTTCAAATTGCCGTTAAATTGTATTCTTAATTCTCCACCATTAAATCCTACAACTTGAATCCTTTCAGATAGTTCTGAATCAACAGTAATTGTTACTATATATCCATTAAAATTTTTTGGAATATCATTAATACATTTTTGTAAGGAGCTGTAAATTGCTCCATTTTCTAGAGTATCAGTAATATTTGTTGAAGAAGCATCTATTATTATATTTATATTATTTCCTATTGTAGTAAGTAAATTAGAGCAATTTATTTTACTTACTGTAAGAGTATTTGTGGTTATATCACCAGAAACATTTAATCCTTCTACTTCAAGATCTGAAGATATCTTGCCACTATCAGCATTTATTTCTCCAGCAAACTTACCATTAGTGGCCTCTATAGACCCATCTTCTAATATTTTGAAGTTTCCATTAGCTGTAACCAATCCTTCTAGATTAATATTTTTAGCTTTTAAAAGTATATCAGAGTTTGATAATAGTTCTATAAAATTAGGAGTTAATACTATACTAGACTCATCTTCCCCATCACTTGCTATCATTTTAAATTTATTAACTAACATAACAAGTGATGGAATAGCTTTCATATCTATTAAAATGTTATTATCATCATCTTTATATATAAAAGTCTTTCTTCCATTTTCCGTTAAAATATTTAATAAATCATCTACTGTTGCACCTATTTTATTATTTTTTAGTTCATCTATTTCTTGTCTTATTGTTTTATTTTTCTGCTCCTGTATAGAACTTGTTATTGTATTATATAGCTTATCATATTCAGTAAGTAAATCTACTAATTCATTGTCATCATCTTGTGTAATTTCACCAGCTTCTAATATTTTCTGTATTAAGTTTTGTAAAGATGCAGCAGTTTTATCATAGTTTTGTTTACTCTCTACTATATCACTCATATTTACTCCTTCCTAATTCTAGCTACAAATAATAATTTATCATCTGTGTTTTGTTTTATTTTTTTTATTACAATACAAGGTGTTTTATTTGTTACTTCTATACTAAGTGCATCTCCTTCTTCATCAAATCCATATACCATTGCAACGTGTGAAATTGACATATATCTTCCATTTTCTTGTCCGTCTCTATCCCAAAATAACAAATCACCAGCTTCTACATTACTCCAATTTGTAACATCAATTCCTCCCATTACCCATCCTTGTGTAACACAATATTGTGCTTGTTCTGCTGCTGTTCTTGGAAATGTAAATGCCCATGCATAATTAGGATCTTTCTTTAATTTACTTGTTGTTTTTCCATAAGGAGATTTATCATAAGATAATCCCATACATAATAATTTTACAAATGTAGAACCATCTATATTAAATAATCCATCTACTTTCCATTTACTTATATTAGCTTGTGGATTTGTATAATTAAGTGCTGTTGGAGCATTATATTTAAATTTTTCTTTATTGTCGTAATAAGTTTTTGCTAGTTTTACAATATCACTTTTACCTACGAAATCTGAAAAATCTTTGTAACTTCCTCCTTTTGCAAGCCCTGATACTACTCCATAATATTTTTCTGTTACTTTATCATCTTTAGTAGAGGCCATAACTGTTATATTATATTCTGTATCGGCATTTGGGATTAATTGCCCTGCTTTACAATCAGTTCCTTCTAAATATAGTATTTTACTTTGTGTTACTTTAGTAGGTTCAGAATTTTTATTGGTATGAAATTTCAATTTACTCCAATAATTTTCTTTTACTGCACTTGGTAATAAAAATGTAATATTTTTAACCACATCATACTTATAAGTATTATTGTGATACATTACTATACTTACATTGTTAATTACATTCTCATATGGTTTATCTTCATCCTCTGACTTATCTTGTGGCTTAGTTTCTGGAGTACTTGGATTATATATGCCACCTATTGCTTTTTTAAGTATATGTTTTTTTACTATATTGTAATATCGTTGAGAATTTTCTTTACTGTCAAATCTATATCCTCCACTTGAATAATTACTATCTACCATACCATTAGAAGTAAGACCTTCATTTATATCTAAATAAATAATATTTTCTTCTGTATTAGCAAAATTTTGCATTTGTGCATTAAATAAGTCTATATTATCATTTACAGTTTGATATTCTGTATAACTACTATTTACTTTAAGTTCACTTGCAATAAAAATAGGAGTATTTACATATGAAGATTTTAAAGCTAATATTAAATCTTTATATTCTTGTACTCCTTTATTAGTAAGATCATTTATTCCAAAATGAGTATAAATATATGGTACGGTAGAAGGATAATCTAAATAATCGTAACTATTATTTTTTTCAACAACTTTTATTAAAGTTTCATCATTATAATAGTCACTAGGTATAGCTCCTACAACTCCTTTTAAAGTAACTTCATTCATCTCTTCTACTATAGAATCTCCAATATCACTTTTACTTCCAGTATCTAATCCTTCAGAACCTGCACTTCCACCACTATTATTATTATTTGTTATTTTATCAGCTTCTACTAAATCATATGGACGTAAACAAAATCCATACTTATAAATATCTGAATAGACTGCCATATAACGAATTGCATTAGGCCAGTAAGCCCACTGTCTAGCATGGGCAACCATATGCGTTCCATTTTCTTTTCCACAATAAATAAGTGTGTGATGAGTAAAGCCTACTTTTATAGCTTGAGTTCTTGTAAAAGTAGTTGGACATTGTTTATTACACATCATTATTATGTCCCCTGGTAACATATTTTCAATTGTTTCTTTTGTTATTTTAAACATTACATATCCATCTTTTTTAGTTGTATTAGCTACTAATGTTCCATAATAACAACTAGCTGAATAAGCACTTTCTAATCCTGCTTCTAGATATGCACATGAAACAAGCGATGAACAATCATAACAAATAGGATTGCTTAGTCCATAGAATGTTCCAGGATGTTTTCTAGGTTTTCTAAAATTTACTGTTCTATATGTTTGGTCGTATGTTGCTAACTTGTCAGTATGTTGCTGACATATAGCTTTTGCTGTATCTACAATTATTTCTCTTATCTCACTACCACTTTTTTTTTGTGATACAGTAGATACATTGCTTGTTATATTAGTTGTTGTTACTATATTATTTTTAACTTCTGTTTTTATCTTGCCTACTCCATATCCCATTTTATTTCCACTTGAATCAATATAATATGGTAATTGTCCATTTTCTGATTTATACCATTGTAAATATAATTCTATGTTTGTAGGCGTACCTGCTCCCCATGTATTTTTATATTGTTGTCTATAACTTCCCCAATTACATCTTCCACTTTCTAGTTCTTCATAATATTTTGCTTTAACTTGATTGCTTTGTGCTGATAAACTTCTCTTATTAACAAATGTATAGTTATATTTTTCAGCTATATATTTACATATGCACCAATATACTCCCCCTGGTCCAAAATTATATCCTACCAAAGTTGCAAATATATTTCCTCTAAACTGTTCTATATTTATTCTCATTTCATTGCAGCCAAACATTATTTGGTTACTTATATTCTTATCTACACTAACTCCATTTAAAATAATATTTCCTGCTGCATATGGTTGCATAGTTGAATAAGATGGAGTAAAACTTTTTGTTGTCCCATCTAGAAATTTTATTGTTTGCTTTATTCCAAAAAATGCACTACGTTCACACATCATAGCTCCATATCCACTTCCAGAGCTTTTGCCATGTGCACTTGGATTTCCACCACTCTCTGCTATTATTACAGCTACTACTAAGTTTTTATCTAATCCAAATTTTTCTGCCCAATAAGGAACAATTATATTTAATTTGTATTTATTATTACTACTTAATATATTACTTACAGTTGTAGTATTTTGCTTTGTTCCTAAATTAAAAGTTTTATAATGTTGTACAGCTTCATAATATTCCTGATTTATTTGCGAACTTGGAGGTATTGTTCCATTAGGATCATCATCTGTAGATGCATCTCCTTCTTCACTAGTAATTGTTGCACATTTATATTTTCTAATATCCGCTATACGTTCATCACCAATCCAAAGCCCTCCATCCGTACTATTTACATATATTTTAGTATAGTCTTCACTATCTTCTGCTATTTCTGGTAATTGTGGTATTGCAGGATTAATTTCATTTATTAATTTATTGTATATTTCATCAATTTCTTTTTCTTCTATTCCTAATTTAGTTAAATATTCTTTTAAAGTAAGAATATCTGCTATAGTTAATTTGCCTATACCTATATCATTTATTTTCTTTATAGCTTCGTTTATAATACTGTCTCTATCTAAATTTTTTATATTACTTCTTACTTCCTTATAATTTGCAAATATAGCTTTGTTATTTTCTTTGTTGTCAGATAATTGTAATTCTGTTATTCTAGCTTCTAATTGAATAGAAGGATAAAATTTATCATTTACAATATATACTGTATCGCCTATTTCAATATCGTCATATTCTTGTTCAGTAAGATATATAGGTATATCATATGTATATTTTTCTTTCTTTAATTCTTGTAATTTATAATAAGCATTCCAAATTAATTCAGAGGGATTACTATCATTAGTTTCATAAGGTTTTAAAATATATTTTCCTTCATTACTAAACATATCATGTGCTTCTGGATCAACTATAAAATCTTGTCCTAAAGGTTTATCTAAAGGAAATCCATTTGCTTTATACCATTCAATTTCTTTTATTCCAATTCCATTTGAGCCTACAGGAATTAATCCTGAACAAAATTCTATAGCATCTCCATCTCTACTACTTCCATATGTATTAAAATCATAATCAAATCTTTTATAAGTTTTTCTTCCACGTTCTCCATCTGCATATATATTTATTATCTTTCTATATTTTCCATTTATGCTATTAATTAACTCAAAATCAAATTCTATTTCTATGTTTTTAAATATAGGTATACATTGTTGTATAGCACTATAAATTGGAGTAGGTTTTTCTATCTCTATAGTCCCTATAACATCATCTAATTTAGGGCTTATATATCCTATTTCATAAGATGTATCTTGTAATATAGTCTCTAATACTTTTCTTATATTACCTTCTATTATGCTTTCTCTTACCGAATCCTCATATAATTCTAATCCTATAAACTCTGATTTTACTGTTCTTACTGTAGAATTTATAATTTCATCATCGCTATATTCTTTTATTTGAAACATCTTTATTTTATCTTTCCTTTTAAAAAGTACATAGTTCATATTTTTAATATACTTTTCAATATCATTATTTAATATAACTGAAAAATTAAATATTTCTGCTCCTGTTTCTAAATATGAAGTATATGTATAGTCATAAAATACTTTTTCTCCTGTTTGATTAGATAGTATGCATACAATTTTTTTATTTCTATCGAGAATATATAATTCCGTAATCATTTATATACCTCCTATCCATTTTTCTCTTATAACTGCACTTGCTACTGCATCTTTATCATTACTTATTACTTTTATTTTTTCTTCACCATTTTTGCACATAAAAAATCTACTACCAATATCAACTAAATTATCGCAACTTTCATGATTTAAATAAGCGCAATGATTTTCTAAGTCAACATCTAGTATGTCACCTTCTTTAAAATAAGTTATATCATTTTCATCTTCATTTGATATAGGATTAATACTATCTACTTTAAGCCATTTCATAGACATATCGCTACATTTTTCCATAGAATCTGCCATTGTACCTATATATAGGCATATATATCCTAAATCTTCATTTGGAAAAGAATTTGATTTTATACTGTTAACTGATTTTGTTTTTATAATATTTCCGTCATTTATCTTTATTACCTCAGCACTCCAAACAAATTCATTATTTATTTTTTCTCTTTTTATAGATAATTTCCCGAAGAAATCATTCCAATCGCCCCATGCTCCAGATAGGTAATTACTTATAGAAATAGATGTTTTACCATCATTTTCTGTTACTTTATATTCCTTTTTAGGTTCTGGTAATGTTTTATCATCTTCAAGTATACATTTTTCACCCACATATACTTTAGGTGATGTATACTCAAAGTATTCACTTTGGTCTGATAATTCTAATTTACCTATTTTTACTCCATTTGTTGAAAATAAATATAATTCTATAGTTCCTGTTTTGTCATCAGCTGTAACTTCTGTTTCTTTTTCATCATATGAAAATGTAACGTTTCCTGCTTCAACTAAATTAGCTTTACATACATAACCCATTATTCCATCAAATTCTTTGTCTAACTTATAGTAATATCTAGTTATACCTTGACTATCTACATCAGTATATTCTTTGCTTGTAATCACTCTTAAAACTTTTCCGGTGCCTACTGTCTTAATTATTTGTGATGTCATAGAAGGTCCACTTCTTAAAGGTGTATTCATTTTAGTTACCATATTTTTAGTAGTAGTTGTTACTGTTGAATCTTCTACTACTAAAGTAAGATAATCAGCACTGCAATATCCTGTTTTCCCATTGTATGTAAAACTTACCCATCCGTTAGATTTTATTCCATTATATATTTTATATCCTTTTTGAAGTGCTCCTAACTTTTTATATTTAGTACTTGGTCCACTTCTAACATTTAAACTTGATACAGTAACTTTATAATAAGTTGTTTTATTTCCAGAGGTAATAGTCTGCGTATCAGTATTTTTTACTGTAGGATCTCCATTTATCCCTGTACTTTTATGTGTAAAAAATGCTTCTACTTTAAATTCTTGTAATGTTTCTTCTAAGTTTATTCTATATAAAGCCCCTCTCCATTTTGTTGTTGTATTCCCTAGTGTTGATAATCTTATCCCTTCTCCTTCATCTGTAATAGCCATAGTTCCATCTATACTTCTATCTGGATTTATAGTTGCACTACTTTGTACCCAATTAGTCATTGTTTTACAATCCTCGTATAGTATTTCTGTAGTAGCAGCTTTTACAGGTATACCTAATATAGGGTATTTCCCAATTAATATTTTTTCACCAGTTGATTCTAATTCTAATTGACAAAAATATGTATCTTTACTAAATCCAATACTTATAAATGGTGGTACTGGTCTATTACCATTATTCGTTATGTTTATAATTCCATTTTCACTTTGAAACATTTTACTTTCTTTTGAAAAAAAATAAGGAACAGGACAATATAAATTTATAACTAATTCACATGAATATAATCCAAGTTTTTCAGGTGCATCAATTTGATCTTCTATCATTGCTAATATAAATTTTCCATTTCCTAATGAAAATTCTTTAAGCCCTTCTACATCAAAAATACTTCTTAATTCATTTATTTTTTGATTGTATTCAAATTCTGTATCACAATCTATCAATATTTCTATTTCTATTTTATAACTATTAGTTTTAAATCCGTTATATCTTTCTCCGTCAATACTTGCTATATCTAATTTTTCAATTTCTCTAGAAGATAAAAAAGGTATTTTTATATCTTGTATCTCACATACTTCAGATAAAAAAATACCATTATAAGTTACATCTTTATACTTATCAAAATACATTTTATATTCCTCTCAATCTATTTAGTTGATTTTTTCGGGCATTTATATCTTCTTCTACATGTTTTGAAGTTAATTGTCCTACTTTTTTAGCATCCATATTGACTTGTAAATTTAATTTTTCTAAAGCTGATATAAAACTATCTGTCATTTTGTCATAATTTATTTCCTTTGTATTATTTATTTCTCTTAATTTACTATCTAAATAACTGTAAAAATTATCTAACGGAAGAACTGCTTCATGCCCTTTTTCTCCACCAATTAATCCAGTATTGCCACTCATTCCAAATAATGTTGGATTTGTTAATATACCACCTTTAGCTAAATATTTCCAAGTAACACCTATATGAGGTACACTTGGTGGGTTTATGCTTAGCTTTCCTGTTATGCTAAAAGACGGAACTTTAATTTTAGGCAAACTCAAATGACAATTGCTAAAAAATCCTTTTATCTTATTTAATGCATTAGATACTATATTTTTTGCTCCATTCATAATATTACTTATAGTATTTTTTATGCTATTAAATTTATTGGAAACAATATTAGTAATGCCACTACATACAGTACTTATAACACTCTTTATGCCATTCCATACTTTTGTTATAACTCCCTTTGTTGCATTTATAATATTTGATATAGCAGTCTTATAAGCATTAAATTGCATAGTAATTATTGTTTTTATACCATTTAATACTGTTGTAAATACTGTCTTTATTCCGTTCCAAATACTTGTTACAACTGTTTTTATAACATTTAAAGCCGTATTTATAATTGTTTTATAAAAATTAAAGTATGTTGTAATACATACTTTTACTACTTCTAACACCGTGCTGAAAACGGTTTTTATACCTTCCCAAATATTTACAATTACATTTTTTATACCTGTCCATATTTCCGTAGCTTTTGTTTTTATTCCATTCCATGCATTAGAAACTGTATTTGATATATTATTCCATATTTCCGTGGCTTTTACTTTTATAGTATCCCAATTTTTGTATAATGCTATCCCTATTGCTATTAATGCACCTATTACCCCTACTGCTATTAATATAGGCGGTGATATTGCAGCTATTGCTCCTCCAACTCCTGCAAATACATTTATTCCTGCACTAAATATACCTGTTATAACACCCCATGCTGAAGATATAGCTCCTGCAACTCCAATTAATACTACTATCCCAGTTGCAATGGCAGTAACAGCTACTATTGTTGTTTTAGCTTCTTGTGGTAATCCATTAAAAGCCTTTATTAGTCCATTTATTCCATTTGCAACTTGTTTTATAACTGGCTCAATAGCTTCTAAAGCACTTGCTTTTAAATTTGTAATTGCTGTATCTACTGGTTCTATTGCTTCACCTAATCTAGCTTGTGCATCTATTAACTCATAATTAGCTTCATTATTTTTTCTTAGAGACTCTGTATTTTTATCATATGTTTCTTTACTTTTCCCATATGCACCATTTAGTGTATCTGTAATTAATTGTGCTCTTTCTTTAGTTGAATTGCACTTTTCTAATCTTTTATTAAAGTCATCTTCTGAAATACCTGCCCAGTTTAATGCATCCGCTAAACTCCCAGTGACTTTTCCAACTTGTGCTGTTTCATTTACACTTTCTGTTAATCCTTCAATTGGTATAGAATCTCCATATGCAGTCCATACAGCTATACTAGCACTTAAAGTATTATTTAACTCCTTTTCTGTAAGTCCCATACCTTGTAAGTTACTTATTGTATTTACTGCAACTTGGTCATCTTGAAAGTATCCATAAAGTTCTTTCATTTTCTTATTAGTAAATTCAGTAGAATAACCATATTGAGATGTAGAACCATCTAACTTAGCTATATTCATTCTAAATTCTTTTGTTTCTTCATTTAGTTCTAAAAGTTGCGATGATAATTCCCCAATCTTTGATACTACACTAGTTAGTACATTTCCAGCAAATGTAGATATTGCTCCTTTTAATGTTGTAAATCCACCTTCTGAATTGCTCGCTGAATCTCCTAAATCATTTAATTCACGAGATAAACTTTCAACATCCTGTTCAGCATCATTAGCTGAATTTTCTAGATCTTCTAATCTTCTTGATGTCTGATTTAACTCATTTTGAATATTCTGTTGAGCTGTTCTAGCTCTTAATAAAGAATTCTCTAAATTTCTATATTCTGTTGAGTTTTCTCCGAGCAATCTTTTTGCTTCCTCTAATGACCTTTGTGTTAATTCTATCTTTTGTGTAGTTGCATCATATTGTCTCTGTAATATTTGTTGTCTTTGTGTTAGTAAACTTGCATCTTCTCCATTGCCTTTTAATTGTGCTGAATTTAATTTTAGTTCATTTTGCATTGTTTTTAATGAACTATTTACTCCTCTTATTCCATTAGTGAATTCTGATGTTACAGCTTTAAATTCTATTTTTGCTTGATTTTGTCTAGCCATATTCTACCTCCTTTCTAAATCTATTATTTTTATATAATTAATATAATTTTCATAAGCACATTTATTTTCGACTACCGACAATAAAAATGAATAATCGGCATTCCAAAATAAATCTTCAGATATACCTAAACAAAGGACGTAGTAAGCATAATAATCTTCTACGTCCTCTAAAACAAATTTAGGTATTTTAATTTTTGATCCTTTTATTTTTCCAGTATTCTTTATGAACGGCTTTCTAAATCCATCTTTTTTTTTGGTGTTATTAATTCTTGACATATATTATTTATTTCTACAAAATTTGGAGGAAGTGCTTCTGCAAATTGCTCAAAACTTAATATATTGTCTTTTAATACTTTGTCTTTTTCTAAGATACCACATAAATATGCAGTATATATAACTATAATTGTATCTTCAATTACATCTTTTGCCCCGTTTGCTAAAACTTTATTGTACTTTTCATATATAGGCTTATTTTCTTTTTTTAATTGTAATAATCTTCCGAAATTTAGTGTTAGGTTTATTTTTTCTCCATTTTCTAATACTATATTCATTTTATCCTCCTATACTGTACCCTCTGATTGTGATTGTGATGTTGTCTTTCTTAATAACTCAGGAGTAAATTCTGTCATCCATTTTCCTTTTGTTGTCTCATCTAATTCTATTGCAGGTGCTTCATATTCACAATATCCATAATCATCTGGATAAAGTGAGAAAGTAACTTCTATTTCTTGTACTTCTTCTCCACCATTTTCTATTGTGTTAGATGGTCCAGTTTTAACTGCACATTTAGGATAAGCTTTATATTTTATATTTCCATCTTCATCCATAACTTCACCTACATATGTAAACTCTCTATGTCTGCTATTAGTACCATAACCATATACTCCATCTAATAAATTTTCATCATCCATTCCAAATATTTGTGTGTATAAATTATAGTTCATATGTAAGCTTATCTTAGATTCTCCTGTTCCAGCTCCTCTTGTAACTGTTTTTTTTACTACTCCTTCACACTTTTTCGTAACTGTTATACAATCAAGAGTTTCTTCTATTTTGCCAACGCATCCAACTTTTTTAAATCCTGTATCTGTGCCATTATTAATTTTAATTGCACTATTTTTTATCTCATACTCAGAAAATACGGTTATTAATTTAGTCATTACATTTCCTCCAATCCATTTTGTAATTTTTCTAATATTCCATTTACAACATTGTCATATTCTGCGTCTATACCTCTTTCCATAAAATCATTTGGTATTTTTCCCTTTGAAGTTCCTTCTGCATTTTGTGGAAAATATAAATAGTTAAACTTTGGTTTTGTATGAATCCATAATGTTAAGTTGTTTCTAATTTTTCCATCAAGTGGGTTGCTATTTTTGGCATGTCTTCTTTTATTTACACGTGATACTGGAATTAAGTTAGTTATAGATTGTATAAACTTTTCTTTTGCTTGTGTTCCTAAATAATCATTTATAACTCTTTCAGCATTGCCTTCAAAATTTGTTATTGCTTCATTTATTTTATTTATATCTTCATCCTTAATACTAAACTCAACACTAGCCATTTATATCACATCCTTTAAAAGTTTTTGTGAATTCTAGTGTTAGTATTTCTACTACTAAATTTGTGTTATTTTTTTGAACGTAATTAAACTGCATTGGTTGATCTATAAGTTTTAAATTTGTATTTTCTTTTATTTTTTTTATGACCTTTTGTTCAAATCCTTCCTCTATATAATTTTCCATTATAATATGTACTTGATAGTCATAATTAAAATCTATTTTACTTTTCCCACTTCTATTAAATTGTTTTTTATTAAAAACGAAATAATTCCATTTATCATCTGCTTTACAAAAAGTCTTTCCATACCATACTGGTAGCTTAAAACTCGCTAATGCTTCTTCTATTTTTCCAAGTGTTCCAACTAATTTACTCAATAGTCATCACCTCTTCTAAATAAAAATATAGTTCTCTATTTTTTCTATCTTCATCTATATAAACAATGTCATACAATGTATTTTCTATCACTACTTTATAATTATTTTTTAATCCACTATAAAACCTAGTCTTAACTTTTAAATTTAAAGTCCTAGAACTTGCCTCTGCAAATTCTAGGTCCTGCTGTCTTTTGCTACATTCTTCATATGCAAGTTTAACAATAAATTTAAGATTTTCTTTAGAGTTAGTATTTTCCTTAGCTCCAAAATTAACTTTTCTAGGTATCTCCTCATAAACTCTTATAAAGCCATCATTATATCTACTTACTTTGTTCATACTGAATTACCTCATATTTTTGTCTAATTTGCATTATTTCATTGAAATAATTATTATCAAATTCATTTGTGCATTGATTATAAGCATACATACAATAGTCTAATAGTAGATTATGCTCTTGCCCTTCTTCCTCTGAATAATCTATTTTTGCTCCTAACTTCCAGTTAAGTGTTGCTATTGCATCTTTAATTATTCGTTCTATTTTTCTATTTGTTTCTTCTTCATCCCATGTTATATTTAGATGATCTTTTACTTCCTGTAATAATTTATCCATGACTTCTCCTTTCTAAAAAAAAGAAAAGACCAGTCATAGACTAGTCTTTCTTTTATTATTATGCTTGTTCCTTAGTTGCTACAGTTCCTTTTACTTTAACAGGTATAACTGCTTCTTCTAATCCACTTATATCTAATACTAAAGCACTGTTTTCATCTATTGCTCTACCAACTCCATAAGTTTTTATTTTATATGTTCTTTGATCTTCTAAAAATTTATATTCATCTGAAAATTCTATTACACCTTCTTTAGGAAATCCTACACCTACAAAGTAATTATCTAGCATAGCCATAACTGCTTTGCCAGTTGGAACTGCTTCACTCATTACAACTTCCATAGGAAATGCAAAATTGTCAACATAGGCACCACTCATGTTTTGAACTCTTACTGCTGGTGCTACTAAAGTATAGTAATCATTAGCATTACAAATTAATGTTAATTTGCTAACCGCTCTATTTTGTCCTTTTTCATTTTTAGCTAGTTTAGCTATTAAAGCCCCCATGGATTTAACACCAAAATCTGTTACTGATAATGCAGTTTTATCTTGATAAACACCATCTAATGCTCCAGTTAATTTCTTCATTAATCCAATTGGCTTTCCTTTTCCATCGCCTTTTACTATTGCTTCTTCTAATGCAGTTGCTATTGCATCTTTAAGTATTGTTCTTATATAAGCATCTAGGAATGTTGGACCTAAATCTAATAATCCCATTGGTATTACTGCATATGCTGTTAATTTATTTTGTGTCATTTCTAACAGTTTAAATGCTGAAGTTATTTCTTTAGTTATTTCTGCATCTATCTCTCCCCAAACTGCTGATTGTTTAGTATGATCATTCATTATAATTTTAGTTGCATACGCTACTGATTGGAATTTAACTTTAGATAATAATGGATGTTCTTCTACTAAATCTCTGTAAACATCTTCTATTATTGTATCTGGCATTAAATCATTACTAGTTAAAGATGTTAGTGTAGTTACTGCTTGTTGTATATTTCTGCATTTACTTGCTTCTATAAATTTATTGTAGAATTTTTCTTCTGCACTAGTTAGTTGTCTATATCCTCTTTGTGCTAATATATTTTTATCTCCAGTTTGTGCATATATTTGAGCATCTGCTTTTATTTCTTCTACTATTGCATTTGAAAAATCATTCCAAGCTTGTTGTTGCTCTTCTTCTGTCCCATTTGTTAATGCTCTTTGTAGGGCATCTGTATAATTATTTTTATTTCCTATTCTCATTTCTTTTCTCCTTTTCTTATTAAATTTAAAAAAGAATCCAGGGCAATGGATTCAACTATTGGTTCTTTGGTCTGTTTTGGCTCTTGTAGTTTAGTTGGTTCAAATAGTTTAATTTTAGCTTGAGCTTCTTTAATCATTTTTATTAATGACTTTTTAACTGATTGGCTAGCTCCATTTGTATCTTTTTCATTTACTATAGTTGTTATAAATCCTTTTTCTAAAGCTTCTTGAGGTGCTATCCATGTTTCGTTATCAAGCATTTGTTTTAATTCTTCTTCTGTAATATTTACTTCTTGCATATAAGCATTTATTGATGCTTGAGTTATAACATCTAAATCATCAGCTTGTTTTCTTAATTCTTTTGAATTTCCACTAGCATATGTCCATGCATTATGTATCATAAGCAATGATGCAGTAGACATTATTCTTTCATCTCCTGCCATAAATACTACACTAGCAGCACTACATGCAAAACCATCGCATACAGTTTTTACTTTTGCTTTATGTCGCTTTAATTGATTGTATATAGCCAATCCTTCAGCAACTTCTCCACCATATGAGTTTATATATACATTTATTTTGTCACATTCTAATCCTTCTATCTGTTTAGATAATGTATAACTTGATATATCATTTTCATACCATTCCCAGGATGTTATGTCGCCATAAATTTGTATATCAACTTCATTATTATTTTTAGTCAGTTGAAAATATTTTCTATTCACTGTTATTACCTCCTTTTTAAACTTTTCCTTCTAATTGTTCATTGTTTTTAATACTATTTAGCATATTTTCAGCAGTATCATAATTTTTAGTCATAAAGTGTATTGTTGAATACTCTTCATCTAAAGCATTGAATCCTATTATTTTTCTTGCTTCATCTATAGAACAAATGCCTGAAGCAATTAATTTATCTGCTTTATCTGCTATATCAAGTACATCTATATGTAAAATAGAACTTGTATCAACTACAATATAATTTCCCTTATTCCAACTTTCAAAGTTACCATATATCTTCCTAGTTAATTCTTCACTCATCATATCTGCTATTGGATCTATACAAAATGTAAGGAATTGATTAATAGTAGTATCTAGATTGTCAACATCTCCAAACATAAGAGGTAACGGTATTTGAAATGCTTGAGCTACTACTTCAAACATATCTTTTCTTATATCTTTAAAGTCTGTGCAAGTTGCACTTTTATTCCCTGATATATCATTTAATTTATACCCTCTGAATTGAGGATATACAGCATTATCATTCTCCATAAAGCTTTTTAATTGCTGTTGGACTATTTCTTTATATGTTTTTTGAAAATTAGTATCATTAGCTTTTATATTATCTAACTCTAATATATACTTTTGTTGATTACTAGATTTATATTTTTTAATAGCTAATTCAAGTAAATCTTCATAATCATTAGCTAATCCATTAATTAAATTTTTAATATTAACATCGTTTAGTTTTAGTCTAAATACTTCATTGTATTTAAATGTTTTATCTAGTTGGTATACATTTTTATCCCCTATTGTAATACCCTTATAAACATTTCCCAATATTGGATACTCATCTACATGATAGTTATTGGCAACATGAAGTTCATTTGCTACAGATACAATTATACATTCATCATCAAACATTTTTTCAATAGCTTTATGCCACATTTGGGAACTGCTTTCATTCTTATTAGGCTGTATATTTAATTCATAGTATGTTTTATTCTTTACTTCTTTTCCTTTTTCAAACACCTTTATTTCACATTTAGAAATTGCGTTAGCTATAAGTGATATAGCTGTTTGTATTGCTAATTCTTTATAATATACTTGCGGTATTTTTTGTTCATAATATAATTCATTTATAGGTTTACTTTCTTTTCCTAGAAAATCTGCTAACCAACTTTTTAATCCCATTTTATCACCTCCTATATTAGAAATTTAAAGGTTCAAAGAAAATTAATTCTTCATTACTTTCATCTTCTAATACATCTTGTGATGCAATCATCGCATGAACAAAGGCCATGAATACATCTGTCTTTCTACTTCTAGGCTCTATTTTGTCGTATACAAAATTTCCTTTTCCTGCATCTATTAGCTTTGTATTATTACAACACCATCTAAATAATGGATTATCTCCTACTATAATATCATGATTATTAAATAGTGAATCAATAACAGGTACAATCTTCATAATGTCACTTGGTCTTATCATCTTGACTCTTTCTTTATCATTTCCATCTATATCAATAGACTTTAATGAATTATTAAATAAAGCATACCTAAAGTTATCTAAACCTAGTTTTAAGAAATAATATTTATTTAGCTGTTCGTCTATCCACTTACATATATCATCTGGATTAATCTCTATATCATTAATAATGGTTAATAGTCCTTGTTGCTCCCATGCTTCTAAAGGAGCTTTAATTCTATCTTTATCACAACTATGTTTGCAAAACCATCCATGACATATTGCATAATATTTGTGGTTTTTTCTAAATAATAAGCAAACTCCTACCATATCTGATACCTTAGAATAGTCAATACCTACTACGCAATCACATCCTGTTAAATCTTCCATTTCTTGATTCGTTGCTAATATATTATCCCAAGTAGTTACTTCAGCATCCATTTGTGTTTTAGGGATATTCATTCTTTTAGTCATAAATGATAAGTTAGTATATGGTGATATTTTATAATCTGCATATTCTTTTTCAATCTGTTTTAACAATCCTTGTCTATAATATAATGAAGGATTAGCTTTAAACCAATTTTCTTTATCATGAACTTCTTTTTCATCATCTAATTTACAAATAAATGGTAAGAATCCGTTATCTTCCATAGCACCTTTTAATATTAATTCTGATTTGGCTTTCATTTCATCTAGAGGGGCATCTCTGACAAATCCATCAGTAGTAATATAAAATTCTCTTGGATCATCTACTTTACCAAGCCCAGTTCTTTGTACATCTATAAGTTTATAGCTTTCATATTGATGTATTTCATCAAATACTACAGCACCAGGTCTTAAACCATCTGCACTTTTAGCATTACTTGTTTTATACTTTATAACACTATGCGTTTTTAAATTAGTTATTTGTTCTTTATTCCAATAAAAATTTTTTTTAAATTTTTTTTTATACTTTGTATTATTTAGAATATTATAGATATCGTTGAAAGATGTTTTTGCTTGTTCTTCACTGTTGGCAACTATATCTATATTATAATTTTGTATATTATTTGCTTCAGTTGATAAGCAGAAAACTATATAAGAAATTAAAGCATTCTTACCTGCTCCTCTACCTACCAAACAAAATAATGTGCTAAATCGTGGCAGGTGAGTATCTATTGTATAGACACATAACATTAATACAATTAAAAACTTTTCCCATGGAAACAAATTAAATGGAAAATATTTCTCGTATGATAAATACTTTTCAGCTTTTATTTCATCAACATATAAGTTATCTTTTTCTTCTTTAAATATTTTTTCAATGAATTTAGCTAATTGTTTTTGCTCTTTACACATCCTGAAAGGTCCATTTTTTATCATATCTAGATATTCTCTAATATATTTCACCTGCTCACCTCCTTATTAATATAAAAGCTATTTATAGTTCGTCATCCTCTTCCTCAACCTTTTCTAATATATTAGCTTTTATATTTAATTGAGTTAATATTTTAAGCATTTGAGCATTTGTTTTTGCTAACTCATTAACTGAATCATTTTTTTTATATCCCCATTGATTTTGTCCATTTTGATACATTATTTGTACCCCTCGTTCATTTATATCATCATTCAATTTTTGACATATTATCCATAATTGCATATATGCTTCAACTAAATCTATAAAATAAGTTGTATTATTTTTACTTTCTTCTAGTTGTTGAAGTAATGACTTTTTAAGTTCTTTATATTTTTTCATTTTTGTATAGTTCATTTTTATCATCTCTTTTCTCTTTATACCACACCCCGTATAACACCTCGCACGAAGATTTATAATATTTTGGATTTGTTGTTTCCTCTCCACCGTTAAAATGTATCTCCTAACTTGAA